GTAAGACTTGGTGAGCCAAGCGCCCCCGCCATTAAATTCGAGAAATCTAATGCAAAAAAAACAAGGCAGAGGCGAAGATATGCTGAGGGCATTAAAGGAGTTCGGCCCGATGACCAGCGTAGAAATTTGTGCGCAGATTGGCACAACTAAAAGCAGCAGCGGTGCAATTCTTGGCCGCTTAATGAGGCAAAGCGTTACTAAACCAAAACGGGTGTATATCCTTGACTGGACTTACGATTCTGAAGGAGCTAGGCGGTATCCTAGACCGATTTACGCGATAGGCGACAAGAAGGACAAGCCGATGCCAAAAGCATCGCCTGCTGAAAACCAACGGCGGTACAAGCAGAAAAAATCCAAGATGGTAAACAGCGTGTTCCAGCTTGGTGTTCCAATCAAAATGAGATTTAAATCAACATAAGAGGAAACAATGGACATTGACACAACACTGCAAGAACGCGGAGAGCGTTACGGGAAATTTGTTGAGCACGCAAGAATTACCCAAGAGCTCAAAAGGACAATGTTTGCCAACATGAACTATAAGCTGTCAGACGATCAAGCTGAGGCGCTGGAAATGATCGCCCATAAACTTGGGCGCATTGTCAACGGTGATCCAAACTATGTGGATAGTTGGGTTGACATTGCAGGATATGCAACTTTGGTTGCCAAACGATTACAAGGTGAGATCGTATGAATTGCACTGGCTCATGTTGCAATAAGTCTCTCTGCTCTTGTGCGGAGTACAAGATGTTTTGCACTGTCTCAAAATTAACTGTTTTTGGGTTCTTGATAGTTATCTTTTTTGGCATTTATTTGTAAGCCAAGAAATAACAATCTTTCTGCAACTCGACGACGTTGCAGGCCAGGCAGGATCTTTCCTCCTGCCTTGTTAAATCTTAGAAACTGATCCGCTGCGCCGTTTATGTCGCCTCGGGTCAGTTTCATTTTGAGGGTTGATCTTTGCAGGGTGCCAAGCCCGAGATTGAATGCGAAACTAACCAGAGCATCAAATTGATGTTGCGGCAGGTTTGCTCCACATAGTCTTGCCACGCCCGATTCAAAACGATAAAGGTCGTTTCGTAAAAGTTCATTGACTTCAGTCTCGGTGAAACTTCGTTTATGTTCTGGCCTCAGCGGAAAGTTCCGTCGGCCATCCATTGAAAGATAGTGTTGATCTGGGTACAGCACATGACCCACGCCGATCGTCCAGAGCAGGGCAGGGCACTTGTAAGGTTTGAGCCGGACACCTTCAAAGTGCTTAATGAGGTCAATCCCTGCCTTGGAGGTCTTCATTTCCCGAAGGCTCGACCACCAAAATGGAACGCTATGATGGAAGCAAACAGCGCCTGGGTGCCTTCATTCCATAACTGAACGGCCAGAGCATCAAACGATGCGCCCATCCTGACTCCATGCACGAATAACCCAATGTCAATCAGGACAAGCAGCAGAAAAAAGCCGTAAGTAATGACTGGCCGGACACTGGCCCGCAGGTTCCTGACCCATGTGCTGGTGCCGTCTTGGATGGCAGCATCGTGGACGTAAATGGATTTAGTTTCCTCAACCTGGGCGCCAATCCGAGACTGGATCTGCTGATTGACCGCCTCCATCTCCAGCTGGACGTTACGGATCTCTTCCAGCTTTGCCTCAGCATCAAACCCGAGCTTGCGCAACTGCAACTCACGCTCCACCTGCATCCTTGCCAGCTCAAGTTCATGCCGCTTGTCACCTCGATCTTGGAGGAACTCCAAGAACTTAGGCAAGCCGCCAGCCAAGAAGGAACAAATGGTGCTGATGAGTGTGAGCATTATGGTTTATCTACCTTGTGATCCAACTTGTCGCTAATCTTGCCCAACAAAACCTTGATCTCGCCCATATCATCTCTGTAGTCATCGCGCCGAACGTACCTGGAGGGCATGTTCCTAATGTCGGTGTCTAATCTCTCAATAGCCCGGTAGATGTGACTCAAGATCCAGCCCCCGAAGAAGCCTGCTACGCTGACTGCAATGTTGAAGATGAATTGGGTTTCCATAACGGTTCACTGTTGAGTTAAGCTGTTTCTGTTCTCGCCAGATAACGAATTTACCACTGCTGGAGCCTTTGGCAATTGGCTTAACAAAGCCTTAAGCACGGCTCTGTCTTTTGGTGGCATGGGAACAGCCAAAATTTCACTCAAAGACTTGCCTGAGACCAAAGCTCTTTCAAGAGCGTCCAAGGTTTTGGATGGAAGCCTTGATTGCATTGTTGCAAGAACGGCATTCGCAGCAGTAGACTTTGGAATCGCTCCCGGAACCCTAAACACAGGTTGATTCCTTTGGATGATCTCCCCTGCATAAGGGGCACCCTCTTTCGCCAATTGCCCCATTCTTTCCGTTCTCATAACATCATCGGCAATCGGGCGCAGTTGCCTCATTAACGATTGCCCCATTTCTGTGTTGATGTCAAATTTTGTTGCGCCGAAGATATCTTGCACTGCTTTGACGTTGTTCCCATTTACAACATCAACGAATGCTTTGGGATCCTTCTTGTAAAGATCACGCAAATAGGCAGACATTTCTGTCTTTTCAATTGCCCTCTGGCCTTCAGAATAGGTTTTTAAGTAATCTTTGAAGCCTTTGCCGCCAGATTTTGCGATAGCGTCATCAATAATTGGATTGATTTCAGCCATGATCCTCGCGGCTTCAGCTTTTTGGGCTGAATCCATTGCGCCGGGGAACAGTTTTTTGATGAATTCCCCAACGGAGTTTTTGCGGATTGCGTACAACGCACGAGCATCAACAACCCCAGTTTCTGATGATGCCTTGTTGATATCATCAATGACTTTGTTGACGCCAGCACTAAGAGTGCTATTGCCTGTTTGCTCAACCGTCAGAACAGACCTGATCTTGTTCGTTAACGTATCTGCCGTCAAAGGCTCAATGCCAGCAGCCCGCATAGCTTGTGCTGTTCCAGCGGCTTGACTAGCTTCAGCGCCAAGTTCCAATGATTTACCGGCGGCTTGAGTTGCCCATTCATCAGCTTTTCTGCCGAGTTTGGCCGGGTATGTATATAAAGCATCCCAATATGGCATGCCTTTTTTGATTGCAGTCAACTTGGCACTAGCTTGCGCAATATCACCAGCCTTAACTAGTCTTCTGACATTTTCTACTTCTTGGGCGGCTTGCTTACTTAACTTGGGTGCTAATGCCTCAAGTTCAGTTAATGTCTTTGTAATTGTGTTTGCATTTGACAGAGATTGTTCAAGAACTGGAATCGTCTGGCCTCGCAGAGCCGTAGACATTTCTTTAGTTCTGCCAATTGATTCCGCTTGATTTGCTCCGCCAGCAAGACGATTTAAGACATTTTCATGAGCCGCTTGTTGGGCCACCAACTTAGGCCCTGTCAAACGCAATGCACTGCGCTCTTGCATTTGTTTTGCAATTGCCTGCAACTCTTTAGCATCCGTTCCGGCAATGGCTTGAGCGGCGGTAAGCCCCTCTGGGGCGGCAGCACCCACGGCCCGTATTTGTGCGATCTCTGGCCCAGCGGCTTGAGCCAAGATGTTCCTTGCTCGAACTTCTGGAGAAAAAGCATTCCGTATTACGTTTGATGCACCGACAATTGGAACACCAAGCCCTGGAAGTATTGCGCCAATGCCTGCACCAGTCAGAACGTCTCCTTGATCTTGCGATAGTGGAAGCGTCCCAAGCGCTCCAGCGGCTGCACCTCCAGCAACCCGTGCGCCATAATCCGCTGCTTTGCTACCAAGGCCAGTTCTTGCCAGCCCGCCTGTTTCAATTGCAGTAGCAGCAGGGGTTAGAAATTTTGCTGCCGCAGGAGCCAAACTTGCGATCCCTCTCAACCCTGCCGCTGCTCCATAAGGAGCTGCAACCCCTAGCAGAACTTGCCCAGCGGTTGAAGGCCATTGTGGGCCTGTTGCAAGTTGCTGCCTAGAATACGCCTTTCTTTCTTCAGGCGTTTGACTTTGGAAATCAAACCGCCTTGTTGCCGGCATTCCTTCAGAAACTGGCTCAGCTTTAGGTTGTGATTGCGATGCTCTTAACCGTCTTATTTCATCGGCAAATACTTTTGCATCATCTGCATTTCCAGCAGCATCGGCCTTGATCAATGCCTCGCTAAGTTGCTCAAGTGTTGCCATGATTATTTGTACTTGTTCAGTAAATCATCAATGTTTGGTGTTCCCGGCTTTGCGGGAGCATTTTCAACAGCAAGATCAGGGTAAGTCTCTTCAAACTTTGCGCGACTTCTATCTTTTAAACCTTTCATTGCTTCTCGAACCAAATTTAGCTGATTCGTGAAATCTTTACTCCTTGGGTCAAGAGCTGCAACGGCATCAGATACAAACTTCCATTCTTGCACCGCCATGTTGCCAAGTTTGCCAGATTGTGAGGCAATCTCGCGACCAAGGGTTTTAATTTTCCCTTGAATTCCTTCCAAAATATTCTTAGCGGCTCCAGCTTCACTAGCTGGCAAAGTTGGAAGCATACCTGTGTAACCTGTAATTCCTTTAAGGCCTGGATGCTTTAGCAACCTATCAATTTCAGAGGTCATTGTCTTTTCGCTTGCTTCTATTGAAGAGACAATTTGTCTATCTTTTGCGACGCTTTCCCTTACTTTATTTTGCTGCGCTTCTGTCAATGGTTTAACAATAGGCTTGTTTTCCGAAGCAGCAGCTTTAAGGGCTAAACCTTGGCGAGCAATGGCATTTCTTTCAATCTCAGCTTGGGTCATTGGACGATCAGCAGGGCTTGTGCCTGGGATCATTTTTGTAGCCCCGGTTCTTGGGTCGTACTGAAGAACCCCTCCAGCCGTGTTAAGTACTTGCGTTCCAAATTGCTTTTGTGCAGCTTCAATGCCTGCTGCGTTTTCAAACTTCCATTGATTGAACTGAGCCTCAGGATCTGGCCCCGTTGCAATCTTCATCAACTTTTTCAGTGCGCTCTCAGGGCTTGCACCTTTGCTGCGTAGGAAATCGCCGATCACAGGATCGGCGTAAATGCTGTTGATGTATTTTTCTGCATCCGAAAAACTGTTCACCTGCGCTAATGCAGAAGCTGAATTCTGAAATGCAGCTTTTATTAGATCCTGTTGATTCTTTGCTTGCGTTGTTCGACCTTGTTCAACTGCTTCAAGACCTTTAACGTACTCAACTCCAGGCTTGCCGGCAGACAACAGTTTTGATCGGCCTGCTGGTGTGCTGACATCAGCACCAGCCAGCATGTTTCTAAAGTCTGCCTG